CCTCCATCTCCACCTCCTCCATCTCCACCTCCATCCCCACCTCCTCCATCACCACCTCCTCCTTCACCTCCACCATCACCACCTCCTTCTCCACCTCCACCATCTCCTCCTCCTCCATCTCCACCTCCATCCCCACCTCCTCCATCACCACCTCCTCCTTCACCTCCACCATCTCCCCCTCCTCCATCCCCTCCTCCATCACCCCCTCCCCCTTCACCTCCTATGGAATCTAATAACACATGCCCTGGTCCGCTTTCAATTTTGGATAACACCTATGTAAGTTATATTGCAGATTATAACAACGGCATATCTATTGGTCATTATTTGGACGGCGATTTAAAATTACAAAAAATACACGATGGACAGATGGGGAGTTCATTACGTCTGAAAGATACATTACACCCTCCGGTTTCTCAATTATCAAAAGTTTCGGAAAACTATAATGTTCCTGATACATACTTGTACAATAATGTATACAGATCATTTTTGCTGTCAGATGAGATTTACCCTACAAGTAACCGAATTTCAATTGCAGTTGTTAGGTATGATACCAAAGGAAATGTAAACTCAGAAGTTAGTTCTATAAAGATACGTTTTGAAGTCGGTGGACCTGAGTATTCATTGTTATATTCTGGTATAGATAAACAAGGAGTTCGAATTTATTATATGGATTATGCCTATTCTATTTCCAACGTAGATAAAACGTTTACAAATGTTCAAACAAGCATTAACGCAGATTCCTTCCAGGATGTTTCTTCTTCAAAATTATTAAAAATTGGAATGAATCCTAGTTTTGTAGACATGAGTTCAAGGGGAATAAAGCTTCAATTTAGTTATCAATCTGAATCGTATTTATTTAGTAAACACGAAAGAAATGGCCAGAATTTTTATATACGTTTGCTGGGCGGTACTGCACTTTCTGATAAAAAAATAAGCGGCTTTCAAGTTCAAATAACTTACAACAATGCTGTGTGTTCTCCTGTTATGAGTTCTGGATCAAACATTGTTGGTAACATTAAAACAACAGAATTTTCGGTGAATACACTATTAGTTCAAAGTACTGGCCATAAAATTTCTTATATACGAACATCCGTACAAGATTCATTTGATACTTCTGGTACGGCAAACCAATTGGGATATTTTAAAATGAGACACGTATCATCTGGAATTTGTATAACTAACTTTGAAACTACAGAGTTTTTACAAAAAAGTGTATCCTCGGGTGGTGCAGATGTGTCGATAGCAGGAACAGATAGTATAATAGATTCTTCTGCCAACTCACGAGTTTTAATAACTGACAATGCTGTATCAGGTGTAACAGACACACCAATTTTTGAAACAAAGTTCCCATTGTTGAATACAGTTATAGTAGGTGGTATTCCTCAAATAAAATATAAGACCGTCTCATATACACAATGTTCAGTTTGTAACTCAGGTGCAATTATTATAGGATCTGTTTCTTCTGAAACATTATCTGTCACGGATACTTCTTTTAAAACTATACATGGGATTTCTGTGAGTATCACTACTTTAAGTAATCCGCGTATAGTTTTGGACAAACCAGTTCTTTACAAAACTCCTTGTGGAACATATCAAAGTGCTAGAATTATGATCAAATCCGGAAACAGTGATATTACAGGTGTTATAAATAAAAATGAGTTAACAGTTTCTAGTACTTTACATGCAACAATCGATATTACAACTTATCAGTATCCAGTTTTAACGGGTACATCTTCCGGGACAAATATAAAATTACAACTAAAGAATTTACAAACTACATTTAGTGTAGATGATACAATTAAAACTTTTAGTTTGGACGGATTTTTAGTAACAACTAGTTTTTCCGGGTTTCATTCGTCTGTACCCAGTGTAGGTACTCAGTATTCTATTACATATGAACAAAATTTACAATCAGAAGGGACTGTATCTTATTTGTATGCATTTTATAAGTATACGGATGGTCATATATGGCCTGCTACTATATATAACGTTACACTAACTCCTCTAATGTCAAATGCTTTAACCTTGGACGATAGTTTAAGTCCTAAAACGTTGACAATAAAGTCGGGTGCATCACAAGCATGTGATAATATAGTACTGGATGCTTGTGGTATAACTGGAAATACAGTTGCAAATATAACAGTACCTTCTATTGTTTCTTTATCGTTTACAACAAGTGGTACTACAGTCACTGCATCGAATGACTTGTCACATAGTAGTCAAGGAGGAAACATACCCAGTACCAAAAGTTTAGTTGTACTTGCAACTCTGGCCGATGGTAGTAATCAGGTGTATACTGTAGATCCAAGAACTGTTTATTCGGTTGAGCCTTCCGCATGCGGTAATATTGTAAGTTCTGGAACGACTTCTACTTTTACAATCAATGACGCTTGTCCAATTAGTACTCATACCATTACTCTAACAGCAAAAGTTGGTTCTTTTGAAAAAACAATTACTCTTTCACATGATTCTGCTTTAAAGTTTACAACTTCGCCTTTACCAACTTTGAGATATAACGAGTTTGGTACAATTCTTTCCATGGGTTCTACCATACAAAAATACCAAGTTTATGAAACTTCTAGTTGTGTTGACTATTATCATGATTTAAAATTGAATTTTAAATTTGAAACTAGAATGGGTACAGTACTTGATCTTGGGAATCATTTAAAACTAACATTTACAGAAACCGGTGTTACCTTTGTTAAACATCCAAACTTTGTGAAAATAAGTACGACTACACCATTTGATGGTTCTTCTGGTTTTGGATGTGGAATTGACACATCTCTTCGTAATCACGAAACTATAAAACTTACAAACGAAATTAAGTTCAAATATTTGGATGATTATAACACGGTAGATTACAATGTTTTGAAAGATGTTTCACACAACGAAGTTTTTGACAATCAGGCATACAACAGTCAAAAGTCTACTGGACTTATTGTAACATATACAGATTTACAAGGTAACACTCTTGTAAGAAATCCGCCCGAGTCCGAGTATAATCAATATTTTAGATATAGTACTTCTGATGATACAAGTTTGGGAATTTCTAACGTAGGAAAACTTACATTTAAGAAATCAAAAGTGTTGGACAGTCAAATCAGCGCGAGAACAAGATGTGGTTTATTGATTACAACTTCCAAATCTTTGTTTGTAAACTTGGATATGTCCAATCCAGTAGATTATGACATTGATCGTAGTGGGAAAATAGATATTTCATCTTCGTCTGGTCAAGTCTGTTTTGACATTTGGCAAAATTCTGAATCAACACCAGATGCATTTCAAATGAAAATAATACTGGATAATGTAAAGTTAAGAGTTCCTCCAACTGGGTTTTTCACTACAAAAGCTGGCATAAATGGTTTAGTTAGTGCACGAACTGACGACTATACGATTCAGTTATCTGCTCTTCCCGGTTTTGCAAGTAAAAATACGATTAGTAAAATTTGGGAAATGGGTCAAGTTTGTGTAAATGTAATTGATTCTGGTGATACCAGTATAAAAGTTCGGATTATCGCTCATAAATTCGACGGTTCTAGTTTCTTGTCTGCGGGTACAATTTCTTCGTACTCACATTTGTTCGACATAGGTGATAAAAGTGTGACTAGAACTTCATATTTTACATTTAGTGTATCATTGTCTCGTCGGTTAACAGAAGACGAGTATATCCTACAAAATGAATATGGTAGACGACTTCTAACATCAACAACGACTTTGAGAGGTTTGCCATTTGATTTTAATAATGACGGTGAAACTACAATTACGGATTGTGAATATTATCAAAATGAAGGTGGTTACACAACATTTGACCAATCCAAGCCTTATATGCAGAGTTATTTTAGTTCTAAAGGTATTCTAGATAGTAATAAAAAAATATACTTTTCTCCAATGTCAATGTTTTGGGACAGTTCGAATGTTCCTTATTCACCAGTGGCAAGTGTTGCTACATGGTGTTATAAATATATTTCAGAGTTGGACAGGGTATACTTGTACAATATTCAAATGCAATGTGTTAGTAATGTTACGATTGTCGCAGATTTTTCGTCTTACATGAGTACTGGCAATGTCGAGTTTAAAAGGCCACCTTCACTAAGTTTAGAAGTTCAGGCCACTCTTGAACGTTCTGGATGTACTGGTTTAGGAACGGATATAGTTTTGCTTACCAATAGAAATGACGGTACTGATTTGTACCAGGGGACATTATCTACACCTGACAGTTCTTGTATATATAGTATCACGTCGTTTACTACAAATTTTACAAGTGTAAGTAAAGTCGTTGGAGTTGGTGGTCAAACTGAAACTGGAGTTTTACCCAAAGATGATGTCAATTATAGAGTTATTCCGTGGTCCGAGTCTTTGAACTGCACATTATCAGAAACTACACTTGAAACACAAAATATATCCTTTACAGCGGGAAGACGATCATCCTTTGGATTAACTGTTAATCCCGTCGACAAGAAAATACTGGAGTATTTCAAAGAAAGTGGTACAATAATACAAAAAGATGATTCTATTATTTTGATTGACAATTCCTCATCTATTTCTCTTGTTCGTGGAACATTATTTACAAATTTAGAGATTTACAAGGGATACTTTGTGTTAGCACCCGTAAGTATAAACATTACATTTTCTGGACCCAGAATTGTTCTTTCAACTCCTCTTGTGGTTACTACATCAGATACTTATACTTTTTCTCTGGGTTACGGTGTCAATAAATTTATTAATGAGTCCATTGGAAACTTTGACTCTTATGAAGTTGCAGGAACTTCTATCGAAGAAGATGATACATATGTTCATATAGATGGGACAACTGGAACAAATTATTTATCGAATATGGAATTTGATTCATTTATGGGAGACAAGGGATATTTATTAGAACCTAGTAATGGAATTCCAACATCCTATATTATTAATCCATAATTTTAATCCATAATTTTAATCCATAATTTTAATCCATAATATAAATCCCATAATTTTTTTAAAAAGTATTATAAAATGCTAGCTGTATTAGTAAATACACTTGGTTCACCTTGTTACGAAATTGAAAAATTACACGAAAAACTTGGATGTTGTGATCGAGACCCAGTTCAAACTACAGACGCTTCCTTTCCCATTCCTAATTGGTGGCATCCCATTGAAACTTATTTTCTTTCTAAAGGACTAAAAACAGAAAATTTACAACCCGAAACTCAGTGTTTAGTTACCAAGACAGCTCATGATATTGATGATTGTTGTACATCATTTGGTGTAAACTCAATTCCGTATTGTGGAAAGTCTGTAATATGCACATATGACGGTGTAACTCCTAAAGTTCAGGAATTCGATAAAGAGTACATTATCCATATACAAGATCCGAATGGTAATGCGTATCATTTCACAACATTGGGGAGGGTACATACGAATAACTCAAGTGAAAAAGTAATGGACCTTTACGCTCATTATTTGTATGACTGTCAAGACATACAAGACTACTATGGAAATCGGTCGTGGGTAGTTGAAGGCTCAGCATGTGTTAACATAACAATACCCGGTGGATCCATGCATCCCGACAGCGTTTCGGAATATTCTTTAGATAAACAGACACCACGCGCGCGTGGCTATTATAATTCGTCATCTTCTTCTTATGAGTTTACATGGGATCAAATTAGTACAGGATTAGGAAAAGATTTTAGATCAACTACTTACCATACCCCTGATTTGGTAAGGCTTCAGTTTAATGACGATATGAGCATGAAAATGGAAACAGAGCCAAAGGGACTTATGGAGTGGTTCCCATCTTTTTACCAAATAGCATCGGCTGAAAATGTATTCAAAGGGGGGGGGTCAAAGTATGATCTTTTTGCTGAGGACGGATCTCTCAAGTCATGTAACCGATTCTGGGCAGTGGATGGTTGGGGTCTTACTTATAACTCTGTGGTAAAGATTGTAAACGGTACAAGTGAAATTCATTGGAACACAATCCGTAATTCATATAACTCTCATTATGTCAAAACGGGACAACAGACATTTACACGTTACGACCCAGTTTCCAAAATATATAGATATGTAGGAAAACAAGATGGAAGCGAGTGGTTTGGGAGTGGTGAGTATGCACCTTCTAATACATGCACGTTGGAACATAACTACGAGATATTCCGCCCAAATGATATATCGAGAGGAACGTATTGTGAAGGTACTATTATGAACGCATTCTATGTAGATTTTGGATGTGCGGATGATCTTCTCACATTCCGTGCACCACCAGCACCTCCACCACCACCAGTAACAAGTGTAGCGGTGTACCGGCTAAAAGCCGCGGGTGACCTCATCCTTGCTAACATTCTACCAGACAAAACAGTAGCCGAGAGAAATACATGGTTAAGTAATAACCCAATAGGTACATTCTTAACGGTAAGCAGAATGCAACCTATACTGGACACAGGATTACCAGATTCCACGTTAGAGGGGTACGCGTTCGATGCATTTGGTAAAAATGGGAAGATTTACCGTATCACGGGAGTTGCCCACTACTACATCGAGTATGTGCTTCCTTCGATGACAGCTGAGGATAGGAATTTGTTCAAGACAAAATACCCTGTAGGAAGCTTTGTTGCTGATTTTGAAATGGATCCTATCATTGCTCGCCAAGATCCCTACTTTCCCTACTATTTTGAAACATTCAGTTACGTCCATCGCATCACACAGGTTGGTCACGACTACATTGAGTACCTTCTTCCGACGAACACAGCTGAGGAAAGGGAAAAATTCAAGACTAAGTACCCTGTGGGAACCTTTGTCACTGATTTTGATATAGATCCGATTATTGCTCGCCAGGACTCATACTTTCCTTATTACTTTGATACATTTGGAACTGATAAATACTCATATCGCATCACGGGAGTTGCTCACTACTACATCGAGTATGTGCTTCCTTCCAAGACGGCAGCTGAGAGGAATGCTTTCAAAATCAAATATCCAGTGGGAAGTTTTATTCCACACACTACTATGGAACCTATTATTGAACGCAACGATCCTTACTTTCCTTACTATTTTGAAACGTTCGGTTCATTCGCACCTATTTTGATTAAAAATTTGGAGACGGTCGCCGCCCCCTCCAATTCTACACTGTAGTATGTATTCTTAGTTTAAAAAAATTAAATAGTATCATGTAATAATGACTATAACTTGCAACTCTTATCAAAAATATAATGAATGTGTTTATGTTCCTGTCCCGGTACAAAGTACTAGAGTCATGGCGCTCACTGTCAGTAAAACTGGAAGTCGTTCATTAGTTGACTTATTGACGCGTATCGGTATTTTGTCACACGAATGTCACATTTTACCCATGAAAAATTGTCCAAAATTTTTGACAGATACATGGAAACCTGTGAACATTCCACACATACCAATAATATCAGTAGTAAGAAATCCTATTAGTAGACTTGTATCAGAGTTTGCATACAGAAACAAAGTTACATTTGTAAACTCCTCGTACAACACAAGTTTACATGCGTTTTTCAAACAATCCTATCGGTATAATTGGCAAGTCGGTGTTTTATCTGGGATGAGGTGGTCGGCACAAGTCGTTCCAAATGCACAAGTTATTACAATGTCACATCTTAAAAATATAGAAACACGTGCTTATAAAAAACAACTTACACTTGGTATTTTTGAAAATCTGGAAGATAGTATTCGTTGCATTTTAGAAAAGATTCTATTCATCCCTCCTAAAAATATACAGAATTTAAAACTTGATAAAAGAGTAACACCTTTAATTTCTTTTCAAGATATGACACATTTAGAAAAAGAATATGGAACATACCACACGTTAGATTCTGAACTTCATAACACTGCCAAAAAAATAGTGTGTAGTACTTGTTCGGGTATAAATCTTTTGAAATGTACATGATGTTCAGTTTGTGTGGAATATTAATAAGAGATGTACACTAATCAGTTTTTTCTTTGTTTCTAAAAACAAAGAAAATGTGTATTCCCTTTTTCAAAAGGCAATCTGAACGAGTTCCTATCACAACAGCTCACTCTCTTGACATGTTGAGAGAAAAACTAGCTTCAGAAAACAATAATTCATATTTTTCCAACGTCATTGAACCCGTTCATAGGTTTCCATCTGTTCCTGATGATAATCCTAACGATAGTATCAATCATATTCTCAATACCAATTTCGAAAACAATCAAAGTGTATCTTCTAGTTGTTGATTACTAACAATAGAATTTAAGCTTGTAACAAAAAATAAAAGTAACGTAAATTACACGTCTTTTTACATTTATTAAAATAGTTACAAACTTATTCATCATCTTCAGTTTGATCTGGTACTAATCGAGCGGGCGTTCCTTTTAAAAGCAAAGAACGTCTTAAGTTTTTATTTTTTTCCTGTACCAAATCTATACGTAGTTTGCGTATGGTGCTGGACGCTTGACGTCCGAATTCTACTACTTCTTCGTTTACAGTTTCTAATTTAGAATGTACCTTTTCAAGTTCTTCATATGTTTCTTTTAGATTTGTATGTGTTTTATTTAATTCTTCATTTTCAGCGTTTAGTTTTGAATTTTCAGTACTTAGTGCTTCATTTTCAGCACTTAGATTTTTAAACATTTCTACAAGTTGTTTTGTTTTTTCAACTAAACTATTTCCAGAATCTGTGTAAACTGGTTTTGCCTTGAAGGATTTCAAGCCATTCAATTCTTGTGCGACTTCCGCCAAGTTTATTTTCAATGTTGCAATCTGACTGCTTAAGTTTTCAACTTCTAGAAAACTTTGGTCACTATTACTATCTGCGTCTAGTTTATCAAGAGGTCGTCCACTTGATTTATATAAAATTTGTTGTAAATCTTCTCTCATTTTTTTAACTTATTATAAAAATTATTTTGGTACAAGTAAAATGTGGGTTGTATACTTTTTCACAGTAATTATATTGGACAGTACACCAACATTAAATTTTGCATACGGTGGAGGAGCTGATTTTCGAGGTAAGCATAATGAATATTTCAACATTCTTACCACGAGAGGATTATCTCTTACTATGAAAACAAGAGATGTTACAACATTTCTACCAAGACCTTCTTTGTTAAAAAGTTCTTTTTTCACGGAAGCTCATTTCGTAATAAAAAATTTCGAGTGTAACGAGTTTGTCAATGTTTCCATGTATGCAAATGAAACAGGGTACAGAGTTTATAAAAATTTTAGTTATACTAGATTAGGAAATGACAAAAATACACTAGGTGAATGGAAGGACACTCAATTGCCAAATCTAAGAGTTCTATCTAAAAAGGTATCTAATTTAGTGCGTGCAAATGGTTGGGAATTTAACGTTTCGCGTGTACTTATTGATTTTCCTTTACATGGTGAAACAGATAACTGGAGGTACAATGTACATATAGCTCCTCTTTGGGGAACATATTATTCTAGCAGATATGGAACAGCCAATTTGGAATGTCCACATGGTTTACTAGGTCAAAGTTTTGACATGAATAAAGTTTCACTAGAAGGAAGTAAAACGAACTATGACAAAGTTCAAATTGATCAAAAAGAACAAGCAGAAGGATCAATTTGTGGAACATGGAATGATTATATGGTTTCTACTAAATTTGAAACACAATTCAAGTATAGTAGATTTACAGATGATATAACATGTCATAGAAGAGATTTGGTGGGTATAGTATATCATAACTCAACTATGAATAACCCGATTGCATTTATAAATGATGATTTAGGAAAACTTGATTATAATGGAAAAATACAGTAAAGTTAGTGTTTTATATATTTCTTACTCGTATGAGCCATAAATTATTAACTTATAAATTTTTTTTACGTTTTTATATCATCTATACTTATGTAGTGTTAAAAACTAACATTGAAAAAGAGAATAATAAATAATCTAGTGATTATAATAATTGAAATTGTAAATGAGAGACACAATAAACATAACACATTATAGATCTTTACTTATGGAAACATTACCTAATGAATTATCGGATATAGTACTCGGTGTAAAATTAAACTGTACACAAGCTCATGCGTTTTTATCTCAATACTTTGGACCTAGGCGAGAAAAAACGAATGAATAAATTAATTTTGAAGAAGATGTATGGAGGCGTATAGGTGAAATACATTTTCCAAACGAAGGTGTTTCCTCAAATACTACTTTTGCAGATTTGTGTTCCAAACAAAATCCATTGTTATCAGATGCACTTGATGAAATTATACAAACTATTTTTGAGTGTATTCAGTATTTGTATGACGAATATAGTGAACAAGAAGAAGAAATTGATATGAGTGCGTTTGAAAATTTTGAAGAGTTGAAAAGTAATTATGATGTTTATACTCGAATACGTGGGTTTTCACCAAGAAGATTTATTGTAGATTATCAAGATTTGTTATATTTTTTGATTAACGATGTCTGTCAACTCACATATTATCTCGAAGATTCGTATGAAACGATTTCAATTTTACAACAACAAGACGACTGGAAACTAGGAAAATTTGTAGAAATGTTTCGTCACAATTCCAATTTGTTTGTTGCTGAAGAACTTTTATTAAATCCATCTGAAACGGAACCTGATAAACTACAACGAAAAATTAGATCTCAATATTATGTGGTTCCTGAATTTGTAGACGGTATACACCATTTGTTGACAAAATCAGAAGATTCGATTTACATATCTCACTTATATCTTACAGGACACTGGATTGATGAAGTGTCACTTTCCTCTGAAACGCTTTTACAGTCTACGACTTTGGAAATCGAACAACTTGACCAAGAATTTATTGATTTGCTACCGATCATAGGAATACTTGTAATGAGATATGTTGATAACACACATCTTCCGGATAATAATTGGTTGAGTGATACATTACTTGACATGGAAGAAGATGAATTATCATCTTTGAAACACCATTTTAGAAATGGTACTACTGAAACAAACAATGATGGTACAGAAGTTCCTTATTTTATGACCAGTTATTTGAGTGGCTTTAGTGCACAAGAATGGGCGGACATACTTGTAGAAGGAAACTCTCCACCATGGTGCTTTGACGAACAAACACTTACTGGTGACAATGCTATAGAAAGTTTTATTTTAAGTATAAGATATGAACGATTAAAAGATTGGATGAATTCTATTTTAGACTAATTTTACGTGATGAACATTACGAGTTCATATATATAGTATTATCATTCTATAAAAAAATAATTGTTGTTCGATGTTATAAACATTACATTAGTGACTGAGTTTTTCATTAGACGCTCTATCTAAAAGTTAATCATTCTTTACCTTGTGTTTGAATGATTCAGAATATTATAATTGAATGTGTAAAATGGATAGAGATTCATTAGTTACACTCATAAGAAATAAAGGTAGTACTTCAAGTATGGAATGTATAGAAAATATAAAAAATGCATCTTGGATTGTTAAAAACTTTAAAAATCTTTCACATGGAGATCATGCACTCATATCAGAATATGGTCCTTCTGAAGATTTAAGAATACATTCTCTTAATTTTATCAAAGCTTCAAAGCCTTAGAGTCACAAAGTCCTAGTATTGTAGTTTGAAAGAAAGCTAGTCTGATAGACTCCACTCACGTTTACGACGATGCCCAAAGCTGTCTCTCAAAACAAAGTGGCGACTGAGAAAAACACTAATGCTACAAGAAATACCAAGAAAAAAGTGGTTTCGTTCAACATTCCAAATGGAAAAAGTGTAATAAGCGACCAAATGCAAAAGTTGAAAGTAAAACCATTGAAAGTTATGAAAACAATGAACAGAGTTCATATGGTGTTTTCATTGAAAGAAAAAAAAACCATGACCGTAAAGTTTATCTTCAATCCCAAGAAACAAGAATTTGAGGGTCAAATTTGTATCAATTACAACTCAAACATATACTTTGCAACAGACGACATTTCGACACTCCTCAACGGCTTTCTCTGTTCAGTGTTAACGCATAACAAATAATGTTCACAGAAGTAGACACTCAACAATGAATCTTCTGGAAGACATTATATCCTCGAACGACGATGACCTTTCCTTTCTCACATATCCGGAAGAAAAAAAAAACGTTACAGTTTCAAAGCGTAAGAGAGAAGATCTCGAAGAGGGAGAACTCGAAGAGGGAGAACTCGAAGAGGGGAAACTCCAAAAAGTTCCTAATGTTTGTGTAGGATATTTTTTCGACATTTCGTACATGAAGATTGTCTCTGGATGTGTGGAATGTAACAATGGACGATATTGCTCCCGTCCTCGCCGTTTGTAAGTATAATTTTTAGTTTAAAAATATGGATTCGAAGATTAACTTGTATGTCATTTTACACTTAAAATTTTTCTGAAAGCGAATACTTAATATTTATCAATGGTATTGTTTCAACTTTAGTTGCACAGTACATATATTCTCCACATTCTGTTCTTTTGTATGTACACGTTTTATTCCATAGTATATCCGTTTTCGAATTCATCCAACCATGTACTGTTGCAATACGATTTATTTTTTTAAGTTTGTTATGCCACAATAACATTCGTGGATGAACTTTCAACCCCCATAAATCAATCATATTTCGAACATCCACGATTGTTACATTCTTGCACTTGTGTATGTATTTTCCTACCCAAATGTCTTCTAAACAACAATTCTTAAGACGGTATTTTTTCAAGTATGGATTTTCAGCTTCGAAATTTAAAAGTAGTCTATATGAAAGTGCAAACAAAAATCCACTTGCAAATGGGTATGGGCCATATGCATGTGTGTTGCGATAGTTTACAGAAAATGCATGATGACATGTGTATCCAAACGCATTCAACATGTTGTCATGTGTTATACTTGTATAACCAATTTTACCAATGTAAAACATAGTAGTTTTTGGACTTTCAAACTCCATCAACAAACTTTTCAAAATTCCTACATTTAACCAAACATCGTCGTCCGTTTTCGTAAAGAAATCAAAACTTAAACTTTTACAAAGCTTAAACCATTCGTAAAGCACAAGGATTGGGCCTCGTGTCCTGTTCTCCTTTATATTAATTTGTGGAAAAAATATGGAGTCGGACTCATTTTTATAATTCCATGGATTCCCTCGAAGTAAAAAGTAACATGCTATGTTATTGACACATCCTTTCATCCATGAATTTCGAATTACATTACGTCTACCAAAATATTCAGGTGCGGATAATATTCCAACAAGTACTCTCATTTCGAATCTTCAAAACTTGGAGAAGAATCTGATTTTTGTGGATAAAACTCATTACCTTATATAGATTGGAACGGAAAATGCCTTCAAAATTGTATTTAAATATGGAAACGTGTGGTCATAAAGAATATAATAAATATACACGACTTTTAGTTTTATTTAAAAAATACTAAAACCAAATCGATGTTTGGATATACTTGCTTGTGAATTAAAATACAAAAATATTTGAAAAATTCGTCCTCGGATTGTGATGGTGTTTGTGATGGTGTTTCGGTGTGACGATTCTCATGTACTCCAACCAATGATACTCTCGTCGCGAATCAGAATGAATGAATAAAAGCCACCACGAGTACACACATCCAAACATGGCTGCGGTCCATTTTGTCGGCTGCACGATTGTTAATATCAACCATATCGGAAGTATCAATTGCAAAACTGCGTCCGCAAACCCAGTAAAAAATGCATCTTGTGGCACGGGATCACGGTATAAATGATGAATCATGTGCGCTTTACCAAAAAAGGTATGCTTCAAGAATGTGTGTGCGCCATAATGAAGAAAGGTTTGTAATGCATCCGTCAACCCCAATAAAATTCCGACGTCAAACATGGAAATACCATCTGTTCGGTACATGCTAGTCGGAAAGTAATTCCAGTACCATATTGCATAAAATAACATAAGCGTCAATGGAAATCCGGTAAACGCAATATATTTGAAATCAATCCACCAATTTGCATTAAACACTAGGATGACTAGTATAACATCCCACATTTATTTATTCACTATATAAGTTTGTAAGTCCAAGAGTTTTAGATTCGTTTTTCCTTTTATAAAAGTTTCCATGTTTTCGCATATATTTTTACGAAATTCTAAATCACGTATGGATCTTTCTGTCATAAGCGAAAGTATTTTTTTCTTATCATTTTTGTGAATTGAACCTATAAGAGGAAGTACAGATTCTTCAAAAGCTTGATAAACTTTCATAAACATAATCATAGTTTCTATATCTTGCCAGTTTTGCATATACTTGTTGAAGAAATTTCGAAACAAGTCATTTTCCATGAGAGTTGCTATGTCACGAATGCTTTTACTTTTGCATTCTACTTCATGGATAACTAGTTTGGTCATTTAGTATTAACAAATAAATTATAGTTTGGATACTCTGATTCCTCAAATATGATTTTTATTTTATCAGACTTAATAATATTCTTATTTCTGTTTCACAAAAATAAAGTTGGATTAGACATAATGAACATTAATAATTTTAAGGTAACACAATATATTTATGCACCCATCCATAGTATTGTATCAAAACCAAGACAATTTATAACAGCCGCACTGAGTGTGTATGCATCTTCACTAACTGGAGATTTTGTGGAGACTGGAGTGTTCCGTGGTGGTACGAGTATCATAATGGCTAGAGTTCTTCGCGACCTCGCTCCAGAGAAAAAACTGTTTGCGTGTGATTCCTTTCAGGGGTTGCCTAGAATTCAAAAAGAAGATAAACCAAATAAAAACTGCAAAAGGTGCAACATTGGGTTTGTTGGACAATTTTCCTCATCGCGTAAAAATTTTGAAAGTTATGTTCAATCTGAAAAATTGAACAATGTTAAAGTAATTGAAGGATTTTATCATGTCACATTGCCGCCTCCTAGTCTACAACAGATATCTTTCTTGAGATTAGACGGTGATATTTACAACAGTACTATGACAGCATTAGAACAATTATTTCCACTTGTAGTACCAAACGGGGCAATTTATATTGATGATTATGGTTCGTATTTCGGATGCAGGAATGCGGTTGATACATTTATATCAACCAATCGTATCAATACAACATTGAAACATGTAATCGAACCAAACGGAAAAATAGAAGCAGTTTGGTTTCTTAAATGAGTTTCATTCAGTTTGTTTCTTTCCATGTAAATATAAACCTTTTTCAAAAAAATATAATTTACTAAACTTTATACTTTGAGACTCTACAACTTTGAGACTCTAACTCATAACACTTTTTTACAATCTAAAACATCATTATTAGTATATATCATTGCAACATACGTATTAGGATCATTTTTTAATACGTCAACATCATCGCGATCATAAAATGTCAATGCATTTATTATACTATTTTTTACGTATGTTAATGATTTGTTAGTAGAAATAACCCAAAATTTTCCCGTCCATGCAAAAGCATAATCTATTTCCTTCAAAGTGTTTGACACTTTTTGTAACTGAATGACACGTTTATTATGTTTTCCAGGTATAGTTTGTTCAATGTATATTCGTTTAATACCTTGTGGATCATTTCTTACACGTAACATTATAGGTAACGACTTTCTAAATTGAGTTGCCATTTATAATAATAAACAAATTAATTTAAATACACTATTTTTTTTTGAATAAACTCGTATGGTTTTTTGTCAACCGTGCTTCAACTTTCAAAATCAGTTTATATATAATTTCTGATATATTTTTCATTACTTCGGCGTTTAAGCGTTATTTTTTTCAGTAAATTAAAATAAATATATTTTTTGTTGCTTGATATTTAGAATGATAAATAGAGAAGTTGCGTTAGCATTTGTTGGAGGTTTCGCACATGATCAAAAATTCATTCTAGATTATTCAAAGAGAATACAAAACTTACAGAATACTCGTATGATGTTCACTCTTGCTGCTTCATCTATTGTAAAATATGTAGTACAACCGAATTTGGCAGATGTTTTTATTCATTCATGGAATATAGAGTTGAAAGATCTTTTTTCAAACTATTATTTTCCAAAATTAGCTCAATATGAAAATAACAGCGGGATGGAACCGACATTTCAAAGAATATGTAAACGACGAATCTGTTCGAATTGGAAACAAATATCCTGGACATACAGTCTTCATAAAGTGATGAATTTGATTATCCTGTACGAAAAAAATCAAAAGTTTCGCTATAATTTTGTCATATTTTACCGTCCAGATGTCATAGTTTTACAAAAAAATAAAGTTTCAGAAATAATTCGGCATAATCAAAGCGCATATGTACCAATATGGATTCATCGAAAATTGTATTGGCAGTCCTTTTGCGGTGACACTCACTTTATGATGACACGCGACGCTTCAGAAAAATTTGCACAAATGTATAATATAGTCAAATATGGTAACGATAATTGTACAGTCGCATGCATGAATGGAAAGGGTGATCAACAGTGCTATAAATATAACTTTTTAAAGAATACGATGAATATGAGCGTTGGTCACACCGGCATTAGAGGCTCTAGAGAAGAGCACTTGGTACGCGCTTGGTTTGGACATATGTGTTTTAGCTCATATCATGCTCCTTTTATGAAAGATTATATGTTCTCACGTCTACATAAAATAGGTGTAAATATAAGTCATGTGCGAGCCAACACTCAATCTAATAACATAATCAATAACAAATGTGTTCAAAAACTGTTAAATAAAAGTACATGACCTTTGTAACGTACATAAATATAGTATTTTATAAAAATTCTAAGTTATATATTACACGTTTATGGGTTTACTGTTATTAAAGTACCTATTGATATAGGATCGAGTATTATATCTTCCTGACATATCTTCTAAAAAGTTCCAACCTTTGGAAAGGAAAGGAAAGGGTTTAATATTTCCAGGAACTACATCTTCTTTTAAAGAAAAATTTGTGGTATATCTAGTAAGACTTAGTGATTCGAATGCACCAACTACAGAGTAAAATGCAAGCTGTGTTTCAAATGGCTGCTGTGTATTGGGAGCAGGACTCTAAAAATGTAGCAAAAATGATATCACTTGTATTATAAATTATACTAAGATGAAGTATTTACTAAAAATCCTTTTTTTTTTAAAAACATAACAAAGTATTTCTTGTAAATATCAAACAGTTTACAATCATATTGTAAATTACTTAAACTTTGAGTGTCCGTGTTAAGTGTATTCTTTTTACAAGTTTTAAATCCTTTTTTTAACATACAACTGTAATAAATTTTAGGAAATGTTTGTGTATATATTTCATTCGCTTGTATGCACCAATCTTCTTCTGCATCTTCTTCAAACCCTTTATAATCATTTACCGCGTAGTTATATTTGACACAATATAATACACATAGTTTCATCTGATAATTACTATCGGAATGGTTGTTTTTACTCAAACATTCACAATCATACTCTCGCACACAAAAATCAGGAAGACTTTTTACTAATATCTCGTTCATATAGTTTATTACTTTGAAAAAAATAAACAATATGCTTTTAAACATATTGTTGACATATATTCTCATAGGTGTGAAAAAAGAGGAATGTGGCATATTCTTTGTATCAAAAACATTGCTTTGATTCTTGAAAGATTACGATTTGAATGTATGGCATCAAGTCTTTCTTTTTTACCAAAATCATTATCTGTCGCTTTATACCAATCAAGTATATGAAGACGTTGATATTTAGTTCTATTCATAATAAAATTATAATATCTGGTAGAATTATAAGAAAGTGTGTTATTCAAAATAATAGGTTGAGTAACTAAAATTGTGTTTGTCATTTTATGGATTGGATGCAAAATATTGTGCCATTTTAATGGTTCTGAAATTATGTGCGCATTACCATAAATTATAAAGTCATAACTTGCATACTTTTTAATACATTTCATACAGTTGTCGTTTATATCAAGGTAACATTCAGACGATTTTGTACATTGTAATGAAATATTTCTTTTCATTAAAATTTTGTTGTACCTATATGCAGTGTTCCATCTCTCAGCCCAATTGTGAAAATTAACATTAGATTTCTCAGAGCTGTCGCCGGAAAGAATATCACCCAATCCAACAAACAATTCTGCGATTAAACTGTCTCCAACAAATGCAATTTTCAAATTTTGTAAACATTGCACAGCAAAATCCATGTTTTCGTTTCAAACCGATAAGGTTTTCAAATGTTCGTAGTGTAAAACAATTTGATTCTTTTTAACGCATTTTCATATTTTGCAAGCACATCCAGTATAATATTCGATATTTTAATTACACGTTCGCGTTGGCATTCTTGAAAATTTGTGGATGTGTTTTTACAACTTTGTGAACACTTATATTCGTCACTACAATAAACTCCAAATGCAAAACACGTACAATATAATCGTATATACTTATCATTCATGCACGAACATTTTGGATTCACTGAAAAACATTGAATTTTATGGAAAAAATGAATCAACATCTTCCGGGTCAGGGAATGAAATATTATCATAAGGTCCGGATGCCGCCTTTTTAAATTTTGAAAACCAACTTTCGGTTGTATGCTCTTTGTCGTTATTTATACTCGGTTTTTGAAGTTTCAGTAACCTTGTTTGTTTTGCAACTTGTTCATTTCTGTATCTAATTTCTGCATTCAGCATTTCAAACCATGCTTTTTCCGCAGATTTTTCATCAGTTAGTTCATCACTCAACTCATCCAGAAGTTCATCAGTTAATTTATTCAATAGCTCAATTCTTGTTTCATCACTTTCATCACTTAATTCATCACTTACGTCATTCAATAGTTCATTCAATAGTTCATTATTTAGTTCATCACTTAGTTCATCACTTAGTTCATTATTTAGTTCATTATCTAGTTCATCATTTAATTTCCACCCAAACGGACGATTTAGGTTTTCCAACCAATTTATTTTGGCATAATATTCACCACTCTCTATGTCATTTTTAAAATTATCATCTTCTTTTTTATTTGTCTTTCCCATTCTCCATCCAAACGGACGATTTAGATTTTTTAACCACTCTCTCTTTGCAAACTCTTCGTTTTTCAAGTTTGCATTTATCATTGGTTCTTTTATTAGTTCAACGTGGTATAAAGGTTGCATCGTACCAAGAGCGAACATTGTCAGGCCAGTAGTAGTAATTTGTTAAATATACAAAAAAAAAAACAGTCGGTTAGTTTAAACTAATTTTCAGACACAATATAAAAAAATGTGGTGGTTGTTTATAATTTCTTTAACAATACCTTTATCTAGTTTAGAAAAAAAAGATGCTATAATACCATATGATCCTATTGTTGAATTCGAATCATTGGCTTATGACTTCAAGGAAGGCGACATAAAAGACGACATACTGACTATTGGAATCGAAAATAGTTTTTATATTTTTAATAGAAGTCACAATTAATGTTTATGTTAAAAATTCACACATGTAAAATTAACATTCTTATATTGTGTGTTTTATCCAAAGAGTCTGTTTTTAATTTTAAGCTTCTTTTGTTGTTTTTCTGTTTATTTCAATACATTTATTTTTAGTTGAAAAGTTTATAACTACTTGCTGGTGTAACTGTTTTCGTTGGTCCGATCGGCGCACGTGTCTCTGCCTTGGGTAAGGGAGGTTGTGTTCTTTTGGGTTCTGGAATTTGGTTTAAATTTTCAATCAACATATCATTGGGAAGAAGAGGTAGTTGTCCTGATGGTAGGGGTGGTTGACCTGGTGGCAGGGGTGGTTGACCTGGTGGCAGGGGTGGTTGACCTGGTGGCAGGGGTGGTTGACCTGGTGGTAGGGGTGGTTGTCCTGGTGGTAGAGGTGGTTGTATTGGTGGATATGATTGACTGAGTGGTAGGGGTTGTTGTACTGGTGGATATGATTGACTGAGTGGTAGAGGTGGTTGTACTAGTGGATATGGTTGTACCGGTAGATATGGTTGACCGGGTGGGAGATATGCTTGACCTTGTGGAAGATATGATTGACCAGGTATAAGATATGATTGACCAGGATAGGGTTGTCTAGAAAAATAAACAGATGGTGATTTTATAGTTTGTATTACACCACCGTTTGGTCTATCCCTCAATTCAGATTCTCCATGAGCAAAAACGCAGTTTGGATACGAGCATTTCCCTGTAGCTAACCATGTTCTACATAATTTAGTTTTTATCAATTTTGGATCGTGAGGAAAAGGAAATGTCACTTTTTTCTTTGTTTTCTTAACTTTATCCATTTTTATTAGGATTATCTTTTTTACTATACTTTTTTTTTTAGTTTTAATACTTCAACATAATTTTGAAGTTAAAAACTTTTGTAGAGTCTTAAAGTCTTAAAGTCTATAATTAAATACTTGTTCATTTTTTTTAGTACTATAGTATACGACGTAGTGAATATGAATCACATGTTCAGTTGGCTAAAATGTACCCACGCGAAATGTAACATAAAACGATAACTCATGAGGCCTGTCACTGTTTACTTCAATACGTTCATTATAACGTATTACCTTGTGACTAAAATTAGAATATATATAATTAATCGTATTAGTTATATCATTAGTCACCGATTTTCTAAGTTTTATAAATTCATCATTGTGTTTGTAAGTATTGGTGATTGATAAATTCAACAGTTTGCACTGTCCAACTTGACTTGATACACCCTGCACAGTGGGTTCAATATATAAAGGCTTTATACTAACATTTGGTGGTAAATTAAATGAAACCAACACATGTTTTTTAATTCCCAACAGCTGACATGTCGTTTTTAGTTGTTTTCCTTCTAGTTCATATGTTGCAACTGTACCTCTTTTATAAGAAAATTCTAGTACTTGATCTGTCCGTTCACTAGGAGGAAATTGTGCACCCAAATATGCGATATTTGATGTAATATCATCAAGTCTTAATTTTGATTCTTTTTTGTTGTGTAGTACAGTATGTCCTTCTGGTACAGTTAGTTGTTCGAATTGTATAGGCATATTCATTATTGAAGTTATTTCAGCTTCACTTAAGTCTTCATTTACACCTAACAAAATTGTTGGAACACGTTCGTGTACTAAAACTTGTATTTCTGGAACTTTAGTTTTAATACTATCTCCAAAGTTTGAGAATATAATTTCAGAAATTTTTAAAGCACCCTTGTCACAATCAAAAAATTGCGTTTCTTGATATAAAACAAAATTGTGTGTAGAATAATGAACAACATTTTCTGATACTATACTAAAAACAGAAGAGTCATTTTGAGGAATATCAGACTGGTTTCTGTATTTTAGTTCGTACCAACGAACAATATCTCGATTCAGTACACTTTGTACCGTCAAATCAAGATGTGCACGTCTTGATACAGATTCAATTTTTTTGGGAGTTTGAGAATTTTTAGTAATTGGTGGTGTTGTAGGATGTTCGGGTGATATTTCAGTATCTTTCAAGTATTTTATTTCATCAGTTGTCAATTCATGTTGTGCCTTTAGTTCTAATATTAGAGTATTTTTTAGTAAATAATAGAATAGTTTTATACTATACTGTTGACTTTGTCTAAACTCATCTTCAATGTATAAAACAATGTCGAACAAACTTTCTAGGAAACTTTCAAGATGTGTACTTTTATAGTTTTTTTCTAAATATTGATCATAAATAAATATATTAGTATTTTTTTTTTGATAGCTGTCTTTTAAATCTACCCCAAAACTATTCTTAGAGACTGCATCTAACCCTGGTATTTCTATTTTGTAAACATGAGTATTTTGTGAATTGTTTTCATCAAATTGTAAGTGAGATTCTTTTATTGTGTTAATATCGACAAGTTTTATACATTGTCTAATTTTTCTAACATCTGTATGTCTTGGTGGTGTTGTTAATAGTGAGTCACTGCTTGATCCGGCTCTATATTTTAATAATAATAATTTATCTCTCATTTATTTCGTATACTAAATTATTTTGTATATAACAATTAAAAATAATTGTTTAATTAACAATTATGAAAATTTAAAAAGTTTAAAAAAAATGATTACAATATATAAAGTCTGAAATGTGTGGTATAACTGGTATAGTTTCTCAAAATTCTTCTACAACTATGGAATATGGGTTTAAAAATATTGAAAATATGTTAAATAGAGGATATGATTCTATTGGATTAGGACACATTGATTGTGAGAATAGTAGGAAATTTAGACTTTATAAAAGTGTTAATGTACATGGAAAAGAGTGTTTACAAGAAATAAAAAAAAACTGCATAACTTCTAATTCAGTACATTGTGTTATCGGACATACTCGTTGGGCAACACATGGATCTCCAACATATGAAAACGCCCATCCACAAACAAGTTTTGATGAAAAAATAATGCTTGTTCACAATGGTGTTATTGAAAATTATAACTCATTAAAACAAGATTTGACATTATCTGGATATACGTTTAAATCTCAAACAGATTCAGAAGTAATTGTAAATATAATTTCAAAAAAATATGAAAGTTGTAAATGTATGGTAACATGTATTCAAGAAACTATAGAAATTTTAAAAGGAACATGGGGTCTGGTTGTAATGAATATTGATATACCAAATACTATATATTGTGTGAGACGCGGAAGTCCCATCGTAATCGGCCAAACACCATATATAGCAATGATTGCGTCCGAACCAAGTATACTTTCGGACTTGTTTGAAAAGTATATAGTTTTAGATGACGAAAGCATATGTACTATATGTTTGAAAGAAAATATAGTTTCTGTAGATATAAATGGAAGTTTTTCATTAAAAACTTGTAAAAATGTAAAGAAACCAAGACTAGACGAATTCCCGCATTGGACTTTGAAAGAAATTCAAGACCAACGATTTACATGTAGTACAGCTTGTAATTTTGGAAGTCGCATAACAAGTGAAAATGTTATAGAATTTAAAGGTTTTGAAAAACATCAAAAAACATTTCAAAATATGAAACATCTTTTATTGTTAGGATGCGGATCCTCTAAATTTGCATGTACAATCGGTGCAAAATTTTTTAAGAATTTATCAGAACTAGTTACAGTTACCGTCATAGATGCATCCGAATTTGAAACAGAAGATATTCCTAAAAGTGAAGAGTGTTCTGTAATCTTTGTATCTCAATCTGGGGAAACTAGAGATTTGCAGGTCTGTATTGAAGTTTTCAAACAACTTTATCCTCACATTTTACTTATAGGTGTAGTTAATGTAGTAGATTCACACATTGCAAGAAGTGTGGATTGTGGTTGTTATCTTAATGCAGGTCATGAAATTGCAGTAGCTTCTACAAAATCGTTTACATCTTCAGTTATTGTTTTATCTATGATTGCCATGTATATAGCACAAGTAAAAAATGTCAACAAACCTCAGAGAAAACAGTGTATACAAGATTTGAGAAAATTACAAGAACAAATAAACTTTACTCTGGATAATGCACCCGATAATTTAAAATCGTGGACGAAAAAAATGAATGAATGTAAAAGTTTGTTTTGCTTAGGGAAAGGGTGTATGCATGCTACATGTGAAGAAGGAAGTTTGAAAATAAAAGAAATATCATACATTCATGCAGAAGGATACTCAGGAAGTTCTTTAAAACATGGACCTTTTTCTTTATTAAACCCTTCAGTTGCAGTTATTATGATAATTAATGACGATTCCCACAAACACAGTATGTTGAGTACATATGAACAAGTAAAATGTAGACACGCAAAACCATTTGTTATGACAGACTCTGCTGATATTTCTGAAAATATAACCGATGCAGTACGTTTTCCATATAATAGTTCATATTCATGTATTCTTTGTACAATACTTTATCAATACTTGGCGTATATGATATCTGTAAAAAAAGGAATAAATCCAGATTTCCCTAGAAATCTTGCAAAAGTTGTTACTGTTGTTTAAACAAAAAAAATATAAATTTATAAAATCAATATTTTATATGGTATGTATATAACCCAACACAACATGGAAGACTTGAAGGAATGTATCTCAAAAATGTCCGCGGAAGACTTGTCGGATATAATGAAAAAGGCATATACAAGAAAAGCATTTATAGATTCTTTAGAAAATCCCGATAAAAGTTCTACATCTTTAATTCGTGAAAGGTGTAATGATTTAACCAATAGAATCACAAGATTGACTCCAAGTAGGAAAGATCTGATAAGTTCGTGGAACGAAGCATTCGATGTAGAATTGTTTGTTCAAATGTTTCAAAACTCCGCAGTAGACGAAAATGATGCAAATACAATTGTTAATATAGTATTTGATAGATTTTCATTATTATGTGCACCTGCCCAAGACGAAGCAGTTTTAGAAGCAAAAAAATGTATTCTGAATGAAAAACATATTTTTAAAAAGTTGGCACTGTTACTAGAAATATCGAATGATATACTAAAAGACATAGAAAAATTGCTAGAAAGTGTAAGAGTAGCAAATTAGTATACACAGTGTTATTTAATAGTTTTTACATAGTATAACTGTAACTAATTAATAATTACAGTATATTTTTTTCTATTGTAAACATAAATGGAGACTCCCCCGCGTATAATACGAAAAAAAGATCCCGACACTCCATATGAGTACAAAAAAAGATGTAAAGATATTCCAACTTGTTATGATATGGTGTGGGACATACCACTGAAAGCAAATTTCAGTGGTATTAGTAGAAATAACGAGTTAGTCACTGAATGGATCGTCGATTATTTTAAAAGAAAAAAAATGACACCAGTTTCGTCAAGGATTTACATGGACAATTCATATGGACTAGACATAACGTTTAATTATAAAACTTGGCTAAAGTTTTTGAAAACATCAATTTTTTCTAAAAAACTAGGAGTTGTGCCGATTGTTTATAAAAATAATTCATTAGTTCATGCTCTTTTGTTTTTTATCGATACTCGCATGAAAAAAAAAATAGATGTATATTTTATAGATTCCAATGGTGGTAGTATAAAGTACAATAAAGATTTGGAAGAAATATACAGTGTTTCAAAAAGATGGATACTTGGAGAAATAAAAAGAAATATCACAACACCATTTCAAATGAATGATAAAGTTTCCTCATACATATTAAAAACACCAATTTTAAATGATAAAAAATCAAGCTTTATGAGACATGTGGACAAAACAGAAGAATTCGATATAGTCGATAAAGATGAAGGGTTCTGTCAACCATGGACATACGTTATACTACTAGATATTTTATGTGCACCATCTCAAATTCTTAAAAAAGACCATTATGTAAGACTTTTAGAAGAATCAAGTGGTGCGTATGAGTATGAAGAGCAACAAGATTACTCTCGACTTATATTTATAAGAGCCATTATGTTTTGGATTAGCAAAAATATGTTCAACCCTAGAAACAAGCTTTATAAAAAAATAATAAAAAATTGGAAAGGTGAACTCGTATTTGAAGACTATTCTAAAATCGACATAAAACATTTTTACGTGTATAGAGGTGAACATGTGGCATTTGTATAGGTAAAGTGAATGCACTGTGCTCAAAGTTGACACACGATTCGATCGCGCTGCTCCCCCAAAACACTTTAAAAATTAAATTACACCAAAAAATACAACCTATATTTTAATTAAGAACCAAACTTCTCGCGCACTAACTTTGACTTTACATTTTTTACAAATGCGAAATCTTTCCCCTTTTTGGATTCCAATGCTGCACACACGTGCCAATAAACCGAGCTCTTATCAAATGAGTCAAACTTTTTATCTGTGATGAATGTATCCCAGTATTCGCGAGCCATATTAGTTTGAATGTATCTTGCCATAAAGATTCTGTCAAGGGAGCGCTTGAAACGTTTTACATCAAGTTCAAGTTCAAGTTGAGATTTGACTGTGTTTGAAAGCTTTTGGGCCTCGCGTTCTTTTTGAACGCTTAATGATGGCTCCCAATCCTTAGAAACTAAAGTAGGACGTACAGTAGGACGTTTGCGAATAAGCTTTTTCAAATTGAAAGGGCGGAGAGGCACCGTCGTCGACATGATTTGTTGAAGGAGTAAGGGGCTTTGTGATTTTACTGTGAACACTGTTCAAACAAATATTCCCTGTAGGTGTGTTGACAAATCTTGTGGGTCTACGATGGTGCTTCCTGATATTGAAGAATATATTCAAAACAAGAATAGAATGAAGTTTGGAGATTATAACAATGTAGACTATTCTAAATATAACATCAAAAACTGTTTTTCGGTATTTGAAAATTTACTTTTATGGATAAAAGAAAATGAAGAACTAACTGATATAAGTGAAACGAAAGAGTTGCTTAAAAAGTTCAATATGAAACTAGGTACAGAACTTCGAAAGACAAAACTTGCAGGAATAAGAAAGTCTATATTACTAAGTGTGTATTTGAATCATACAAACCAAGAAATGTTTGATGAAAATACCTATTATGAACTCTTAAAAAACTTGTTGATGAAAAAACCAACAAGAAGTTTATCGGGTGTTACAGTGATTACTTTAATAACCTCACCATTTCCAGATGGACAATCTTTTAGTTGTAAACATAATTGTTATTATTGCCCGAATGAACCAGCTCATGAAAAAAATGGTTGGCAAGCTCAGCCTAGAAGTTATTTATTTAACGAACCAGCAGTTAGAAGGGCAAATCAACATGCGTTTAAGTCATTCAACCAAATGGTAAACCGAATGGATACGTATACTTCTAATGGACATACTGTCGACAAACTAGTTTTAATCTTGGAGGGTGGAACATATACCGAGTATCCGGAAGAGTATCTTGAACGATATCACCGAGATTTTTTTTATGCTGCAAATGTTTACCACGACTTGAGAAAACTTTACCCTGACTATGACAAATCATTAAATGATCTAGATCCTTTGTTACTAGAAGGTTTACGAGAACCGTTAAGTATTTCAGAAGAGATTGAAATAAACAAAACTGCAAAAGTTCACATAATAGAAGTGTGCATTGAAACTAGACCAGACACACTTGATGAAAAATGGTTGAATAATTTTAGAAATTGGGGTGTCACAAGAGTTCAGCTTGGTATGCAACATGTTGACAACAAGGTATTAAAAAAAATAAATAGAGGTCATACTATTGAAACCGCATTATGGTCTGTACAATATTTAAAAGACAACTGTTTCAAACTAGATATACATATAATGCCAGATTTACCAGGTTCAGACCCTTTGATGGATAGAAGAATGTTCGACTTTGTTTACTCGACTGTTTGTCCTGATGAAATGAAAGTATATCCTCACCAAATTGTACCATGGACTATTACAAAAAAATGGTATGATAATGGTTTATATATACCTTATAGCGAAACCCAACCAGAGGAGTTAAAAGATGTAGTAAAGTATTCAATGGAAACGTGCCCCAATTATATAAGACTTCCACGTGTAATGCGGGACATTCCAAAAAACTATATTCATTGTGGCAACACGGATGCAAATTTAAGAGAGATAATAGACCACCAACTGGAATCAGAAAGTGTTTCATGTGGAGACATAAGAACTCGTGAGATTGGAAGAAATCCTTCTTATTACAAAAAAAAAGCAGTTTATAGAACATATTATAATAGGGCGAATAATGGAGATGATTACTTTATATGTTATGAAAGTTTAGACAAGATGGCAATTTTTGGATTTTTACGATTGAGAATAGTCGACAAGGAGAACTTACAATGTTTGCCGGTACTAAAGAATAATGGACTTGTCAGAGAACTACATGTATACTCAGAAACGACACGCGTTGGTGTAAAAAAAGAAAGAAGTTGTCAACACATGGGAATAGGAAAAAACTTGTTGAAAATTTCAGAGAAAATATCAATGAGTTATGGACTAAGAGGAATGGCTGTTATAAGCGGCGAAGGAGTTAAAAAATATTATGAAAAACAGGGATTTTCTGAAAAAGATACATTTATGGTAAAGAAGTTCAACGTTTTATTTGTTATTTTTCACTATTGTAAACGAAAAACACTTGAGATTCTACAAATAAAATATTTTGGGAAATAAAGTTGTAATGAACAAAATTTATAAAAGTTATATAATTTTTTTTGTTAATTTTTGTATACAAACGGTAAACTCTGAAAATAATTGTACCATTGTCGATCAGATACGATTTTCTAATAGTATGTCTATTTCATATTGTAAAAATAATTTTCAAATCATGTTTCCTACATGGAAACGTAGGGGAAGTATTAAAATATGTGACTGTTTGGAAAGTGGTGATATAACATTAACAAATGATTGTTTATATTTTGCTAATTATAATCTTACAATCCTAAAACAAGAATGTGCAAACAATAAAAAATGTAGTTCTAACATTTACTACTCTCCTTTAGATCTTCCATCAAAGTGTTATAATATTTCTGTATCATCACTTCCACCATCCATTCCACCATTACTTTCTCCACCATCTATTCCACCATCTATTCCACCATCTCCTCAATTTCCTCCACCACCCCCTCCACCACCCCCTCCACCTCCATTACCTTTAATTCCATTCGGAAACCCGAATACTCCACCTCTACTCCCTTCTCTACCCCCTTCTCCTTCTCCGCCTCCTTCTCCACCTCCTTCTCCACCTCCTTCTCCACCTCCTTCTCCACCTCCTTCTCCACCTCCTTCTCCACCTCCTTCTCCACCTCCTTCTCCACCTCCTTCTCCACCTCCTTCTCC